GGCCGGCCTTCTGACCTCGCGCGCGCGGGCGATCATGAGCTCCCGCCGCTCCGCGCTCCTGGGCCCGGCCCGCTACATCGGGAATCCCGGCCCGACGGGATCCGAGTTCTGGAACCTGCACCAGCAGGCGACCGAGAGAAAGGCGGAGGGCGACGGCTACTGGGATCTGCTCACCTGGACCTGGCAGACGCGCTTCCCCGCCCTGGCGCCGGCGGACCAGGTCCGCTACAAGCGCTTCCTCGACGACGCGCGCAAGACCCTGGCGCCCTTCGAGTTCGCCCGTCTCTATGACGCCGCCTGGGCCATTCCCGAGAAATCGATCTTCGGCGCCGTCGTCGCCAAGCTGGAGAAGGAGGACCTACTCGCCGTCCCGGATCCGACCCCCCACAAGGACCATCGGTATCTCGTGGCGTGGGACATCGGCGTGACGCAGGACTTCACGGTGGGAATGCCGCTCTGTCTCGATTGCTTCACGGTCACCGACCTGCACCGGGAGCGGCCGGGGAACACCGACGGCCTGGCGCAGCGCATGGCGGATTACACCAGGAAATGGAACGAGGGAATGATGGTCGTCGAGAAGAACGGCCTCGGGATCACCATCTTCCACGAGGTCACGCGCCTCTACAAGAAGGTGCAGGGCTGGGAGACGGACAACACCAACAAGCGGACGGCGGTCTTCGAGGTCCTCCGCCGCCTCGGCAGCGCCGGCTTGACAATCCCGAAAATCCCGGCGATGTTGAATGAGCTGACCGTGTACGAGAGCCAGCAGAACCCCAAGACGCAGACCTGGAGCTTCGGGGCGCCTGCCGGCGCGAAGGACGACATCGTCATGGGTCTCGTGATCGCCGTGGGCGCTGCCACCTCCGGCGCCGCCGCGTACATCGACATGATGAAGCGCCAGCTCGCCAAGATGAAGGAGAAAGAGAAGGCCATGCGCGAGGGCCGCGATCGGTGAGCGCCCCGATCCGGAAAACCTCCATCGCCAAGCTGCAGCCCAGCCTGGCTCCGGTCCTCTACGGTTACGACGGCCGCGCGCTGACGCCGGGCGATCCCTTCGAAGGCAGGAGTCCCGGCCCCGGGCGGCCGCTGCCGGCGGCGCTTCCTCCGGGCTCCGAACCGCGCGCCTGGCTTCCCTGGCTCGGCTACAACCTCACCTACGTCCCGCGCTCCGAGTTCGGCGACAGGCTCACGCCCTTCCAGATCCTCCGCCAGATCCCCTCGCTCTGCAGCGTCGTGGGGGCGTGCCTCAACAACGTGAAGATGGAGCTGCTCGGCTTCTCCTGGGACGTGAAGGCCAAGGAAGGCACCAGCCAGGAGCAGACCAGCGCGATCTCCGCCGCCAAGGAGTGGCTGCGCCGGCCGGACGGGGAGGACGACTTCACCACCTGGTTGTCGGCGGCCATCGACGAGGTCCTGACGACCGACGCCCTGGCCATGTACCGGCACCGCACGAAGGCCGGGGATCCCCTGGCGCTCCGGCTCATCGACGGCGCGAGCATCAAGCCGCTGACCGACTACCTCGGCGAGACGCCGGCCCCCCCGGCCGCGGCCTACCAGCAGATCTACATGGGCCGCGTCGAGAGCGAGTTCACCCGGTCCTGGCACAATGTCGACGCGCGGCAGCCGGACGGCGAGGAGAAGCACGAGCTGATCTACGCGCCCTTCTGGCCGAACACCTACCTGCCTTACGGGATGGGGCCCATCGAACGCGGCCTGATGACCATCAACCTCATCATGCGTCGCGACGGCCACATGCTGGCCTTCTACACGGATGGCAGCATTTCGGACATGTTCTGGAAGTGCCCGCCGACCTGGACGCCGGAGCAGATCCAGAACGCCCAGGACATCCTCGACCAGCTCCTCGGCGGGAACATCGCGCTGCGCTCCAAGCTGCGCCTCATGGGCGGTGGCGAGGGCACCGGCCTCGAGAACCCGCGCAGCAAGGAATCCTACTCGCCGGAATACGACGAATGGCTGGCCGGGCTGATCGCCTACCACTTCGGGACGTCGTCGCAGCCGCTTCGAAAGCAGATGAACCGGGCGACTGCGGTCCAGGCCGATGCCGCCGAGACCGACTCGGGCACCAAGCCGATGAAGAAGCGCCTGGCCTCCCTGCTGACCACCGAGTTCGAGGAGTTCTTCGGCTGGAAGGACATCGAGTTTCTCTTCACAGACGAGAAGGCGACCGACGAGAAGTTGAAGCTCGACAAGAACGTCGCCTACCTGGGCAAGGTGATGACCCGCGACGAAGTCCGGAAAGCCGAGGGCCTGCCGGATCTGACGCCCGAGCAGGAGGCCGAGCTCGAGGGCGATCCAGAGATCGACGAAGCCCCGCCGCCCCCGGGCAGCCCCGGCGCCGCTGGCGTCGCGAAGCCGAAACCCGGCTCGCCTCTTCCTGGACAGAAGGATGGGGTGGTGGAAGAGCAGGTGCGCGCGGCCGCCGCGGACCTGAAACGCTGGCGGAAGGTGGCGCTCAAGGACGTCGCCGCCGGCCGAGTGCGGCGCCGGTTCGAGACGACCGCCATCCCGGTCGGCCTGCGCACGGCGCTCACCGAGTGGCTCGACCATGCCTGCAGCGCGGAGGACGTCCTCTGGGGCTTCCGCGCGCTGACCAGGTCCAGGCGGCCCATCCTGACCGCCCGCAAGCGGATCCGGCTCGAGCGGAAGCTGCGGCGCGTGGTCAAGGACCACCTGAACGCGCGCGCCGGCAAGGTGGCCCGCCTGGCGGTCGAGGCCCTGCAGGGCGGCCGCGTCGAACGCAGCGAGAAGCCCTCGGACCAGCAGCTCAACGACGCCTTCGACTGGAGGGTCCTGGCGAAGGAGCTGCGCGCGCCCCTCGAGGACGCCTACCAGGAGGGCGGCATGCTGGCCGAGGACGCCGGCGGTCTCGAGGAGGCCTTCGGGATCACGGACGAGGACGCGCGCGCCTACGCGGAGCAGCGCGCCGCCGAACTGGTCGGGATGAAGCGGCACGCCGACGGCAGCCTGCACGACAACCCGAACGCCCGATGGTCGGTGGCCCAGACCGTCCGCGACGAGGTCCGCACGAAGGTCTCGACGGCGATCAAGGAAGGCTGGAGCGACAAGCGGCTGGCGGACGAGCTCGAAGGCCCCTCGATGTGGGAGGCGCGGGCCGAGATGGTGGCGCGCACCGAGACGGCGATCGCGGTCAACCGCGGGGCGCTGGCGACCTACGACGGGGCGAACGTCGAGAGCGTCACGGTCCTGGACGGCCCCGGATGCCTCGAGGACGGCCACGACGATTCGGAGGCCGGGGTGAATGGCGAAATCTGGTCGCTGGAGCGGGCGGCCGAGTTCCCCGTGGGCCACCCGCACTGCCGCAGGGATTTCGCTCCCGTCATCTCCACCGCCGAGGAGGCCGCATGAACTTAAAGCGCCTGGTCCTTGTCTGCCTGATATGGTGGGCGCTTCCCTGCACGCCCGACGTCTTCGATGCCGAGAGCGCGCAGCACAGGAACTTCACCGTGCTCGCATCGGCGGCGCAGACGGCGGCGGGCAACGGCACGGGCGTCGACGTCACATCGTGTTTCACGCCGCTCACGAACCAGGGCTATGTCTTCCTCCAGGTCCCGGTCACCGCCGGCTCGGGCACGGTCACGACCTTCAAGGTCTGGATCGAGGCGAGCGGCGAGGGCACGAACTGGGCCGCGGTCCCGTGCTGGTCGACGCTCACGATCACGGGCACGGCGCCGGTCTCGAACACGCACCTGCTCGTCAACGAGACGGCGCTTCAGACCAGCGGCTCGGGGAGCGGGTTCTGTTCGCTGCCGCTGGGCAACGTGCGGGCGCGCTGGAACGTCGCGGGCACGACACCGAGCGAGACGTTCTCGGTGATCTTGAGCTGCTACAGCTAAGGGAGACGTCGTCCCGCCGCCGCGGCTTGCTACCGCAGCGGCTCTCACAATCGAGACCGAGAGATCGAAGGGCCTTGCGGGGCCGCAACCTCGCGAGGCCCTTTTTCTTTCGGGGTCCAGGAGACGGAGATGGGCAAGAAGGCGATCAAGGACGAGATGCGGCGGACGCTGTTCATCCCGATCACCCGCGTCGAGGAGATCGACGAAGAGACCTGCCGGGTGATCGGCGTGGGCACCAGTGACGATGTCGACTCGTTCGACAGCGTGTTCGACTACGACGGCTCGAAGCTCGCCTACGGACGCTGGAGCGACGCGTTCGAGCGCGCCACGGGCGGCGAGTCCAAGGGCAACATCCGCGAGATGCACCAGAAGTCGGCGGCCGGCAAGCTAGTCGACTGGACGCCCGATGACGAGAAACGCGCCATCGAGCTCTCCACGTTCATCGTCGGAAGAGAACCAGTCCGGAAGTGCCGCGAGCGCATCTATACCGGCTTCTCGCATGGGGTGAAGCTCAACAGCCCGGGGCGCACGGAGAAACGCGACGGCAAGAGCGTCACCGTCTATCGCGACTTCGACATCATCGAGGTCAGTCTCGTCGACGCGCCGTCGAATCCGAGCGCCGTCTTCACGATGGTCCGCCGCGCCGAGGACGGCAAGACGGAGATCCTCGCGCCGGTCGACGCCGCGACCCGCACGATCCTGGAAGCGCAGACCGGGACCCGCGAGGACGCGATCAGCAAGGCGGCCGATCAGATCGTCGCCACGATGGCGGCCGAAGCGCAGAAGGCGCCGAGTCCCGCGGCGCCGGCGAGCCCCGCGACCCCCGCCCCTGCGCCAGCCGCGCCGGCACGCGCCGCCGATCCCGACCTCACGCGCACCGGCGGCAAGAAGGATCCGAAACTCGACTCCTGCGTCGAGAAGCTGAAGGGAGAAGGGCACGACGAAAGCTCGGCCTTCGCCATCTGTCACACGTCCCTCGGCCGCATCGGCGAAGGCGCCAGCGCCGAGGACCTGAAGCGCGAGATCGACAAGGAGCTGGAGCGGCTCCGCGTCCCCCGGGCCCTCGTGTTCCGCTCCGACAAGTTAACGCCGGAGAAGGCGCAGGAGTGGGCCGCGGCGCACGGCTTCCGCGCGCGCAAGCCCTCGGCGGCCGTCGATGGCCGCTTCCAGATCGCCCAGCGATCGGCGGACTCATTCATCGCGGACAAGGGCCTCGTGCCCCTGCCTCTGGCCGAGGGCGTCGAGCTCGACGTCGCCACGTTGAAAGCCGACGCGCCGGCGGCCCGGCTCCTGACCCGCCTCCGCATGGCGAGCCCGGCCCTGGTCCGCTACGCGCAGTCGGAGTCCGGTTCGATCCTGCCGGCCCTGTCCGCCCTCGCGAGCCTGTGCTACGCCATTGACTCCGAGATCTTCTCCATCCCCTACGACACGAACGATCCCCTGGCCACCTCCGACGTCGCCAGCCTGACCACGGCGATGGAGGCAATCCTGGAGTTCGTCGGCAGCGAGCTGCGCGAGCAGCTCTCCTCCCTCTCGACCGCCGGCGGCGAAGCGCGCGTGCAGGCCTCGACGGCCCTGGAGCGTTTCACGCGGCTCCCCCAGGTCCTCCGACCGGCGCAGATGGAGCGGCTCCTGCAGGACGGCGAGCTCAAGCAGAGCGCGGGCGCGATGCACGGGCTGGGGCACGACCTGGTCGAGGCCACGGTCAAGATGACCGAGAGCTGCCGGTGCGTTCGATGCGCACCGACTCCCGCGGCCCCCGGGCCCGCGACCACGCGCGCGGCCGATCCCGCGATCCCCATGGCGGCGGCTCCGGTCGGCCCCGCGCCGGCGCCGGCTCTCGGCCCCCCTCCGGCCGCGGCCGCGCCGGCGACGTCGCTCGAACGATCTGTCAGTCCCCCGAACGGCAACGAAGCGATCGCCCAGGCCATCGGCAAGGTCGCGGAGCAGGTGACGGCGGCTGTGAAGCCCCTGATCGACTCCGTCGACGCCCGGTTGCGAACGATCGAATCGTCGCCGACACGCGTCGGACGCCCGCCGGCGGCGCCCGTGGACAAGACGCTGGCCGGCTCACCCACGATGCCGCTGCAGGGCCGTGCCGCCGTCAAGGCGGAGCTGGAGCGCATCGCCAACACGTCGCAGGACCCCTCGGTGCAACGGGAGATGCGGATGCGCCTCGCCGAGCTCGAGCTCCTGCAGCCGGGGGCCCCGAGCTGAGGAGCTTGCCGGCCTGAGACAACGACTCGCCGGCGCGGCCGATCCCCGCGCCGAGCACGAACGAATCACAGAAGCGGGGTG